CGAGCCACAAGCAGAACAAACATACGTCTAAATAATAACATGTCATCATTACCTAATGAAACTGGAATACATTCATACTCGCAGGACGCATTCATTGACACATCAGAAGTTCTTCAGTTCCTTAACCCCACTTATGACTTACATGCGAATCCTCTTGATGATCTTAAACTGAGTGAATTGCAAAGTAAAATTGCTAATATTTTGTGTCAGCCAGAAGTGGACTTTAATGAAGTAGCAGGATTGTGTGTAGATCTTTCGCCTTATTCCAAGAAATTAGAATTGACTATCACTTTGAACACTATTAAAACCCTGCGTCACTGTTATGGAGCCTTGACATTATGCAGAGAGTTAATTAAAAATGGGTATCAAATTAGTTTGTTTGAAAGTTGCGATAATTTAGGCAGACAATTGATTAGTGACATTGATATCTTAGCTAAGCGTGGGACTGAAGTGAAGAAAATTGATTACACACAGATCAAATATAACCCTACTCCTATGAACAAGCTTCCTGAGGATAAGAATCAAGTTAAGTACAACAAATTAAGTATGATCAACATAAATGGAGAAAACTGTGTGATGTCAGTTAACTTGCCTAAATCCATGTACACTCTGAAGAAAGTTAGTTACAACATTTACCCACACAATGAAAGAGAGGATGACTTCAAGTTTTCGGATGAAACCTTAACAGCAACTCGGGATATGAAATGGGATAGTGCCATCACTTTACTCAACAATTACTCTAAGAAGATCCATGAAATGAAGGAAGATCGAAACATTATGGTGCAAACTCCAGGACATTTTTTGGAACCTAGTAGATGCATGGAGGCAATAGTTAGTGTCAAAGAGAACAACGTGAAGGCTGCAACCACTTATGAGTCTTGGAGGAACGACATGGATCACATGGCTAAAAGTAGTGGAGCTATATTACCCAATATGGAACAATTTTACTCCTGTGGCAACTATGACAAGCTGTTAGATTCAGAGACTCGATGGAATATTCCAGTTCCACTAATTGGACGTGGTCAACCTGAATCCGATCCTTTCAAAAGGTTAGCTCTAGTGGTAGAAAAGATGGACAAACAAAGGAAGGATGTGAGTCTATTGACTAAGATGGTTGCTAAGCTAAGTGAATTGGACATTGTTGATCACACTATGATTAAAAATCACTTACCTCTCAAGGAAGATGCTCCTTATGTCATGTGGCAACTGCATAGAGTGTATAGTAAAGGTGAGAAGGTGTCTGCATTCACAGTCAAAACTAATTCTCCTATCATTGAATCTTTGAACATTGCGCGAGGTAATAATTCAGTTAAAAGAACAGGGGGTAAATTATCTGAGTTGGAAGAATCATTTGAAAAATTCAAGACATTAGCTTTGTCTAAGAGCGATGGATCTTTCATGAGTGATGACATTTACACGATGATAGATGATGTTTGTGAAGATACAGAATTGGGGACAAGTGTGAGAAATATTATGCATGGTACATATGATTTCTTCAAGAACAGTAAGGTGCTATCATGGTTGTCCTTGATCACTGAAATATCTCATGCTATGAGCACAGGCCCTCGAATTAGACAAATTGTTAAGAAGAATGTAGGGGGTGTGACAGAGAAGTCCATGGTTTTTGCGTTACAAAATCTCTCCGACAGAGAAGGTGTGGTCATGTTCAATGTGGGACCTTTAACATTTGGGGAACAGAAAGATGTCACTTACTTATTACTTGGGAATTTGCTTAATTATAATTCTCCTTTTGTGAAGCAGCATTATAGTTCAATCACCTCACCACTGAGTATGTCACCTGCAATGCTGGATTGGTACACGTCGTCTTTTCATAAAACAATTAGCTGGGTGACACTATACTTAGAGGGGTGCCTATCATCTTATCCTGATAGAATTGAAGAAGCTAAAAGAGAAATAGTCATGCCATTATGCGTAACATTTTTGAATTCTAACACATTTTCTCAAGCAGCTGATCAATTGAGATATATTTTTGTTAATGGAGTAGGCTACACTTCAGGGATGTCACCATTATTTGAAAAGATTAACTGGTACACTCCGAAAACTCATATTGAAAAGTTGTACATGATGAGAATGCTAAAGATGGCTGATATGTTAACATTATCCAAATCTATGAACTACACTGACAAACTTATGATCAGAGCTAAAACCAAACTAGTGGAGGACAAAGGCATCAACATGACAGTAAAGAACTTTGGATGGGCCATTGCTATGCCAGATGAAAGCAGTTATTATTTATCTATGCAACATACGTTTAATTCATTCTACAACAGTCGCGCTTTAAACATTCAACGTTATCAGAAAATCATGTCTGAGGCTTTAGTACTTGATAAACAATTGGATGCTAGAGAGGAATATTTACAAATCAAATTATGTGAATTTGATCATGAAGGTAGATTTTCACTCAAAGGGAAAATATGGAACACAGAAGAGCTTTATGAATATTTATTGGAATACCCTTATGAATCAATGATGGCAAAGCCCTTCTCTCCTTCTCCTCAGGTGAACATATTAGCTCAATACGCCGCATTGTTACGAGTGAAACATGATAATGATGTTGCTGTTAAGGACACTATTAAGAGACAATACAATTTAAGCAACATTCATCGACTAGTATACGTTGGCAAAGTTATGAATAATAGGGGTAGTGTTCGCGATACAAAGTCTGATGGTGAATTTAGCTCTGGACTGAAGAAAACTGAGATAGTTCGTGAAGGGAAGAAGAAAGTGAAGTATACTCAAAACAGTAAGTGCTATAAGACCATCTTGGATCTCTTGGATCGTTTTAAGAACAAAATTAAGCCAAGTCAAACATCCAGATACACTGACATGAAATTGGATAAGAACGATTATGAAGCTGATCTTAATCAATTGGAAAGTTTATTGAATTTACCTGAGAACTTAGGGTGTGTCATCACTTGGCTTAGTCATAATTGGTCATCATGCATTAGTAAGATGGTTCACAAAGATCAGCTGGGAGCTAGGGAAATCGCTGTGTTGAACGCTATGGCCAGAATAATGTGCAAATATGTTGAAGATGTGGCTAGATCAATCAGAGATACCAACTTATCACTCGGTGTAAGAACTAATTTAATTGAGGTGTCAGATAAACGAGATATTGTCCTTAATGCCAAACGGAAGTATGATAATATCAAGAGCAAAATGGTGATGTATGATAGCGCAGATTGTAGTAAGTGGGGTCCCTCAATGATGCTTCATCACATGTATCAGTCTCTAGCAGTGTATATGGACAATGAGATGAGTAGTGTTTTCAGAAATTGCATGTCATTGTTCGGTAACAAAGTTTTCAAAATCCCAGATGAGTTCTATTTGAATATGAATAGCATGAAAATCTCGAATTCCATGGTGAGCAAAGTGTCTGAAAGATTGAAACACATGAGTCCAAAAGTGGGGAATTTGAGCAAACAGATTTTATTTTTAGAAGAAAGCATGCATCAAGGCATCTTAGGATGTGCTAGTTCACACATGGGATCATCTGCTCATGAATTATCTGACTATGTGTTAAATTACAACTATCGTGAACAAAATTTCAAATCGATTACTTTTACAACTAGTGATGACTATGCCAGAATACTGTTATGGGACAAGCATACGGAAGGGAGATATAAAATGTTGAAAGACACATTGTCTGAACATGTTCAAGTCATGAAGCACATGGGAATCAAGAGAAATCTGCAAAAATCTACTGTTTCATCACATTACTTTGAATTCAATTCGGAATTCTTTACAGCCACAGGAGAGATGAAGCCTGACGTGAAATCTAGATTATCCTATGTTGATGTTAGTTCTGATACTGATCCTTACCCTATTGCCTTGCGACCAATGAATACTTCAGTTGAATTCTTGAGATCAGAAGGCAGTTTCATTGGCGCCAGCTGGGTTTTCGTTCTGAACAATCACTTGTCTTCTTTGCAAAGTCAAAATAGGAAGCTTTGGAAGAGATTAGGAAGAGAAGTTTACAATATTCCATTAGAATTAGGTGGCTTGATAAAACCTGAT